GCGTGCCTTAACTCAGAGACACCTTTGATTAGGAAGTTTACTATGAGTGGCAAAGACAAGGAGGGTAATGATGCGGAACTTGAGTTTGGTTTTATACCTAAGTTAGACGACATATCTTTTGGAGAGTTCATTGACTTGGAAAATTATATGATGGACTGGCAGACTATGCACAAGGCTATGGCTGTTTTATTCAGACCCATTATACACAAGAAGAGGGAGTTTTATCGCATAGACGATTATGGAGGCTCTAGCAGGTATTCTGACGTTATGTTAGATATGCCAGTCAGTGTAGCATTAGGTGCTTCGGTTTTTTTTTATCGTTTAGGAACAAAATTGCCTCATCTTACTCTGGATTATTTGCAGAAGGAATTGAAGAGAGCGGAGCTGACACCTCAGCTCAAGCAAACTTTGGAAGAAAATGGGGATGGTATCAATCATTACACACGCTTGCTAAGGGAGATGTCAGAAGAATCGATGAAATTACAGAAACCAGTGTTCATAAGTGTTTAATGATGTTAGAATACGAAAAGGATAAAAACAAAGTAGAGAATTTGCTAATAAAGAAAGCATACAAAAAATAATATATGAACTTTTACGAATTAATAGACTTAATTAAACAACTAATAGGAGACAACGACTTCACTAATAAGATTACTTTTGGGGAGATTGCTGATGTTGACTTGAATAAAGATACGACCTTTCCTTTGTTACACATGGTTCTGGAGCAAGTAACAATACAGACTTCAACAATGGAGTACAGGCTGAATATAATTGCTGCTGATATTGTTGATAAGATGAATACCGACTTAGGTGTTGACGATTTCTATGGAAACGACAACACACAAGACGTTCTTAACACACAGCTAAGAGTTACTACGCAGTTAGTAAATGCGCTTAGGCAACTAGACTTAGTAGGAGAGAACTTTACCAGACTACAAGACGAACCTATAGCAACGCCATTCAAGGAGAGATTCGATAATGAGATTGCTGGCTGGGAAACAAGTATAACGCTTAAAAAGACACAGGATGGTTCTTTTGGTATATCTGGCTCTGCAGCAGCAGCCGTAGGACTTCCTGCTAGCTGCGAATGAGTTTAGATAGTGATTTAATACGGTCTTTAAAAAAAGCTGGGGAATATTATGTTTCAGAGCTTAAAAGCGAGATATTAAAAGACGGAAACAAAGCGTCTGGCAGGCTTATTAAAAGCATAAATTCTGATGTTTCAAATAAAACACTGAGTTTAAGCTGGGAGAATTACATAGCCCCTATAAGTGAGGGCAAGAGAGCCACCAGTAAAGAGCCTTCTCCAGCTATGGTTAGTAGGATTGCAGAGTGGATGCAATACAAGAAGCTATCCATAAGGGGTTACAGGGGTAGGTTTGTTAGAAAGACCCCAATGAATTATAAGAGGGCCGCATTTGGAATAGCAAGAGGCATCAACAGAAGCTCTTGGAGTGGAAGTGATGTGATAATGAGGTCTTATAGAAATATTGAAAAAAACATAAGTGATGAGCTTTTAGAGGTGCTTAAAAGAGCAATAGACGAAGCTGTAGATAAAATAACACAAACAAAATGATAGTAACATACAACAAGGTACTCATAGACATAACAACCGAGTTTAGCACTGGCGACACAATAGTAGTAACTGACTCTGGAGGGAATACGCTTACTTGGACTTCTCCAGCAGATTATCCAACACCAACTGGAACTGAAGAATCTCAGTCGCTTCTGTCTTTTATTAGCTCCTTGTCTAGCGGAGACAATATATCTATAAGCGGTAAAATGCAATTAAGAGACTATGGTGCTACAGTGAACTTTACTGGAAAAAACTTTCTTCTAGGAGATAGACTAATTAGCTTTTCTTCTGTTGTGGCTGGAGGCTCTAATTCATCAGGTGCTATAACCGCAACAACTGGAACTGTCAATAGGGGGTTCACGAACATACTATCAAGAAGCCCTTATGTAATACAAAGCAATCAATCGGCATCAGAGGAGTCTGTTGGATTTGAGCTAGATGTTGACAATAATGAGATTTTCACTTTTGACCCTGCTACTGGATTTAGTTTTGATTCAACCATAACCTATGTTAAGGGTGTCGCTCTTTCGGATATAAGTCCATTTTCAAGAGATTTTATTCCAAGTGATTTCAACGGAGTTTACAGCACAAAAAACTCTGCAACTCAAGCAAAATACTCAACATTAGTAGGAGACCCACAAATATACATAGGATTTGACGGCTATGGATATTTTGAGGATGGATTCAATCCAGAGATAACAAAAGCTCTTATGCAATCCAACACTAACATATCTAAGCTAGACGACTCTCCAGTTAGGGTGCCTGTGCTTAGGGCGGCTACAGAGTCCGTTCAGTTTAGTTATCAGGGAGAAATGACATACTCTACTCAGGTGGGAACGTCTTTGTCTTGTGATGAGCAAATACTTTACGTTAGTGACGTAGTTAGTGGATTTGACAGCTTCATACAAAGAGTGCTTTTAGATGGAGGGGTGTTTGAGAATAATTCCTGCATAGAGAACTTTGAGGACGCAAACACAATATATCCTGTAGATACAATATACATAACTGGAACTGACGGAACTGTTGACCTTATAACAGTAACAAATGTAGAGGAATGTAAATACGAGCCATACAAGATTACATTCGTAAACAAGTTTGGTGCGTTACAAGACATTTGGTTCTATAAAAGGTCTAATCTATCCACAGAGGTAGAGAATGAGCAATACAGGGCTTCTGTGGTTTCTAGTTCTTTAGACTCGTATGGGGTTCTTACTACTGGCTACAGCACGTCTAGTCATCAGTATAAAAACATATATTCATCAGGAAAGGAGTCATTAGAGCTTAATAGTGGATTCTACCCAGAGTCTTACAATGAGATATTTAAACAACTTATGCTTAGTGAGGTCACTTGGATTAATTACGACAACAAGACACTTCCAGTAAATATAAAAACATCGTCAATAAAGTACAAGACTCAATTAGACGACAAGTTAATAAACTACAACATAGAAGTTGACTTTGCATTTGACAAGATAAACCTAGCAAATTAATGAGAAGACAGGTAGAATTATACATAAAGAAAGACAACGAATCAGGCACAGGCTACGAAAGAGTTGATTTGTTTGACTTTGAAGACATCAACATAAACAACTCTATAAAGGACGCTAGAGATATTGGAAAGGTGTTTACGGAGTTTACTCAAGAGTTTAAAGTTCCTGCGTCTAAAAACAATAACAAGCTGTTTTCTCACTACTATAACTGGGATATATCAGTAGGTGGATTTGACGCTAGAATAAAAGTACCTGCACTGATAAAAATAAACGGTGTTGATTACAAAAAGGGTCGTTTAACATTAAAGGGGTCAGCTCTTAACAAGAACAGAGCTAAGAACTATAGTGTTATATTCTACGGAGAAACAGTGAGTCTTAAGTCTTTGATTTCTGATGACAAGCTAAAAGATTTAAGTGCTACTTACTTGAATCAGTTTGAACTTGAGTACAATAGTTTAAATGTCAGAAATGCATTTATAAATGGATATAATTTAAGCGGTGGGTCTTTAGTGTCGAATACTGGAACTGACGCTGGAGACTTGTGTGCTCCATTTATAAGTGCGCAAAACTATTACTTTTACGACAGCACAAATGGTGGATTAAATCCAATAGAAGGTGCTAGCGAATCTAGGAATATATCCCCCACCGCATCAACGACCCCAAGAGGGGTCACGTATTCAGACTTAAAGTTTGGAATAAGGGTATATCATATAATAAAAGCAATAGAAGAAACTTATGGAATTACATTCAGCACAGACTTCTTCTCTACAACAAATTTAGATTTCTATGATTTATATTTATTTTTAAGCAAAGAAAAAGGCGGATATGCTGAAGAGGGTGGTACTTTAGTAACAGATATTGACGATTTTCAGCTAGATAGCGGTAATGACGCTAGACCTATGCGTATTTATTACTCATTTCAATACCCTAGTTATAGCATTCAATTTTATGATATAACATACACCGTAACAACTCCATTTCCTAGCGCAAATTATACTGTTAAAGTTATAGATACAACAAACAATGTCGAGTATTTCAACTCAACTGGAGGTGGAACTAGCACTACTTTTGATTTTAGAGTTCAAGCAAATTTTAATACTAATACCCTAATAAATTTGGAGTTTGTTATTCAGGGAGAGAATGTTGGCAGTTTCGGTCAAGACCTAGTAATAAAGAAGACTACGGTGCTTACTGGGGTTTCTAGTACAGAAGAGACATCCGAATATTCTCTTGCGTCTCTAGGCTCAAACAACTTTAACGTAGTTGGCAACATGCCAGACATAAAAGTGATAGACTTTCTTACATCACTGTTTAAGACCTTTAATCTAGTGGCATATTATGATAATGAAAAGATAAACGTAAAGACTCTTGTTGATTATTACGACAACGGACAATCAATAGACTTGACAGACTATGTAGATAATAATGTTGCAAACCTGAACAGAACAAACTTATATTCTACTATAAACTTTGAGTTTGAGAAGCCAAGCACATTTGCTGTGCTTAACTCTAATGAAATAACATCTGACGAGTTTGGCAATGAGAGAATGAATAATTTAAGTCAAAACCCAGAGATATTTAGCACACTGGCATTTGACGGAGGAACTTACAATGTCAAGAATAAGTTTGAGAAGATAATGTACGAGAGGATGACAAATCAAACAGGGGGCGCAAATACCAATGTTGGCTGGGGTTGGCTTGTGAATAAGGACCAAGAATCTGTTTTAACTAAGCCTATACTTTTTTACGGCATAAAACAGCAATTAAGTTCAGCTCCATCAGGAAACACTCCTCCTTCACAAATATCATTTGACAACTCAAATGGAACACACAGCTCATTTCAACAATACATAAGAGCATCTAATACGAGGTCTTATTACAGTGGCTTGAGCTTTGTAGAAGCTCAGTCAATAAACTTCGGAAGTGAGTTTGATGAGTTCCATCAAGTAGAAAACACAACTAGCCTATTTAAAACATACTATGAGGAGTATGTTGAAGATATATACAACAGAAGGTCAAGAATACTAAAGGTAAAAGCATTTCTACCAGTAAGTGTGGTGCTCAGAATGACTTTAGATGATGAGGTTACTATAGGCAACAGGCTGTACGGAATAAACAAGATGAAGCTAAACTTAAACACAGGTAAGGCTGATTTAGAGCTAATGACAAGAACCGAAAGTAAACTAACATGAGCGTACTAAGAAACATAATAGAAATACTCGCATCAAGTGATTTGTATGTTGATGATGAGGATATAAAAATAGCAAAAGGAAAATATCAATCTCCAACAAACTGGAGTGAATTTAAAAACGTGATAAAACGAAGATAATGGCAGATATAAACAAGAAGATAACTTGGAAGCTAATACTAACTGACGAAGGCGTTAAGGCTAAACTAGACGCAACAACTGGTGCTTTAAGAAACGCTAACGGTCAATTTGCAAAGACTACAATAAATGTCAAAGACCTAAACAAAGCAAACAAAGAGCTTTTAGGCTCTTTGTCTATGACAGAAAACGAGATAAACGCTCAAGCACAATCGCTTAGAAATCTTCAGAAAAACGCACAAATTGGAAGCCAAGAGTACGCTGATTTAGGTCAGGGTGTTGCTGACTTGGGGCAAGCTATGGGTGGGGCATCTATGGCGACTGGAGGAATGACATCTTCTGCACTTGAACTGGGAAGGGTTATTTCTGATGCTCCTTATGGAATTCGAGGTATGGCTAACAACTTGTCTCAGTTGGGTTCAAACTTGTTTTTCGCTGCAAAGCAAGCAGGCGGAATGAAAAACGCAATAACAGGTCTTCTTGGGGCTTTAAGAGGCCCACTTGGTATTCTTGTTGCTTTTCAAGCTGTTATTGCCGCTATAGACTATTTTTCTTCATCAAGTAAAGAGGCTGAAGATTCTACTAAAAGTTTTACTGAAGAATTACAGGAACAGGTAGATACGCTAAAAATTTATGATTCTATATTAAAAGAGTCAAATCTATCTATAGAACAAAGAAATGGTGCTTTAAAAGCAGCAGCAGAGAGCGACAAAGAGCTGTCTAAAATATTGATGGAAAATATAGGTAATACCGAAAAGCAAACAGAGGCTTTATCTGAATTTATATCAATGAAGGAGGACGAGATTAAATTAAAGTTAAAAATAAATGAGGTAGAAGAAATAGCTTCACAGCTAAAAGATGCCGAGATAACATCATTAGACGACATAACAAATAAAAGAAAGGTCGTTAATGATTTAATGAAATTTGCGTTGAAAGCGGGCCAAAGTGACGCAACAATATTGGGTTACTTAAAGCAGCTTTCAGCCTTAAATGACCTTGAAGACGCATTTCACAGACAAAGAGATTTGCTTGGGGAGATAAATGGATTACTGAGTCCAGATAGAGATGGGGAAGGCCCATCCTTGTTAAGGGGTACTATTGCTTGGTATAATGCACAGATAAAAGGATTAAAGAAGATACAAGAAGAGTCTGTTTTAACTAACCAAGCTTACCAGCCTTTGCAGGAGCAGATAGAAAAGTATTTAGAGAAAATAAACGAGATAAGATTTCCTAAAAAAGAGGCGCAAGAAGGCTTGTCAGACCTAACCCCATCTGGAATTACAAGCGTTGGAGAGTCTCCAGAGGTTATGTTTGAAATGGCTAAAAATGAAACTTTAGTAAATCTTAGAAAGGGTCTTGCGCTAGAAATGCAAAAGATTAGAACCTCAGAAGAGCTTGCTGAATTTTACACAGAACATTACAAGCAAAAGGTTGCAGAAGCAACGCTAAAACACGCTCAGGGTATTTTTAGAAATCTACAAGGATTGGCTGGGAAAAACAAGAAACTAAGAGCCGCCTTTATAATTGCTGAGAAAGCAGCCTCTATAGCTCAAATGTTTCAAAGCTACAATACGGCAACATTAGCAAATACCGCTCACGCAGCAACATTAGGGCCTGTTGCTGGCCCTGCTTATTTGACTGGAGCAAATACATTAGCAAAAGTAAATTTGGTTGGTGGAATAGCAAGCACTGTTGCTCAAACAGCAAAGGCCCTTAGTGCTTTAAATGCTAGTGGAGGCGGTCGTGGTGCATCTGCACCTTCATCCGCAGGAGGCGGAGGCGGAAGAACCTTTGACTTTAATCTTGTTGGCTCTACAGGACAAGACCAATTAGCACAGGCTGTTGGAGGTCAACTTAATCAAGGGCCTATTCAATCTTATGTTGTGAGCTCACAAATAACATCACAACAACAGTTAGATAACATAATAGAGTCTGACGCTACATTTGGTGGAGACAATTAGAAATAAAAACAAAATTAATTGTTATAATATTATGGAAAACTTAGACATATTTGAATTATTCATAGACGAGGAAAACGAATGGGGTGGCATAGAAGCTATCTCTATCGTTGAGAATCCAGCTATTGAAGAAGACTTTATTGCTCTTAAATCACAAGAGATAAAGCTTGCAGAGGTAGACAAGGAGAAGAGAATCCTAATGGGTGCTGCTCTTATACCAAACAAGCAGATATACAGAAAGAGTGGAGACAAAGAATACAAGATATACTTCTCAGAAGACACAGTAAGAAAAGCATCACAGCTTTTTCTATCAAGGGGTAAACAAAATAACTCAACCTTAGAACACGAAGTTGAGCTTGGTGGTTTATCTGTTGTAGAGTCTTGGATAATTGAAGACGAAGTACAAGACAAGTCTCGCAAGTACAACCTAAATATGCCTGTTGGAACTTGGATGGTTTCTGTAAAGGTAAACAACGATGAAATATGGGAAGAGTTTGTTAAGACTGAAAAAGTAAAAGGCTTTAGCATTGAGGGGTTCTTTAGTGATAAAAACCAGAACGGCCCTAAAGAAAGTGTTGAAGAAGATTTGTCAGCAGAAGACTTAGCCAAGATATACGAGATACAAGAGATTTTAAGTGCAGCTAATAACGTAGAGTTAAAAACCTATGGAGACTATCCACAGGCTGCTAGAAATAACGCTAAGAGAGCTATAGCTTGGAAAGAGAAGAATGGTAGTTCTTGTGGCACAAGTGTAGGCTGGACGAGAGCCGCACAGCTCGCTAGAGGTGCTAATCTCAGCCGCTCAACGATTGCAAGAATGGCTAGCTTCAAAAGACATCAACAACATAAAGACGTACCTTATTCTGAGGGATGCGGTGGTCTTATGTGGGATGCTTGGGGTGGCTCTGCTGGAGTTAACTGGGCTATCGGAAAACTAAAGAAGATAGACTCTGAAAAACTACAGAAAGAACCTATTATGGTCGGAGAAGACTACATAATAGTCGATGACAGATTAGCCTACAAAACCAAAGAGCAGGCTGAAAAGATATCTAAGGACATAGGGTGTGGTGGATATCACATACACGAAGTTGACGGTCAAGAGTGGTATATGCCATGTGAGCGACACAGTGTAGATATGTACGACAAATGCCCTAAAGGTTACAAAAAGAAAGGTGGCAAGTGTACAAAAATGGCAGAGGTAGGCCCCAGAGGAGACATTAAAAAGAGCCCTAAAGCACCTAAGTCAGACACACCTAACCCAAGTCCAAAGGGCAAGGGAACGGCTAAGGGAGACGCTTCTGGTAAGACTGGAGCTAAGGTGTCTCAAAGGGACAGAAAAGCCCTACAAAAGAAAGCTGATGAGTTTAATGAGAAGTACAAAGAAAAGCTAGGATATGGCGTAACAGTCGGTATGCTGGCATCTGTATTTCAGAGAGGTCTAGGGGCGTTTAACACTAGCCACTCTCCTAACGTAAAATCAGCAAGTCAGTGGGCACACGCAAGAGTAAACGCTTTTATGTATCTAGTAAAGAATGGTAGACCACAAAACGCTAAGTACACTACTGACTACGATTTGTTACCAGCTAAACATCCTAAATCAAGCAAGAAATGAGGGCGACCTATTGCAAGTGTAAGAACACATATACAATAAACAACTGTAAGGACTGTAATGCTCCTGACTACTGGAAGCAAGGTATAGGAGTGATTACTGGGGTGCTAGAGTATTATTTACTTCAGGAAAACGGCTTTGAGCTACGACAAGAAACTAACAATAAAATTGAATTATAATGTCTAATAAAAAAATATCACAATTAATAGCAACTACTGATTTAGTAAATGCTGATGAATTTGTAGTTGTTGACGGAGGTACTACTAAGAAGATAACATTCCAAAACCTACAGAAACAAGTCTTAGGTTACACCTCTTACGCAGCCAGACTAAGTGCAACTGGAACTAACAATCCTACAGTAGTAGTAATATCAAACAATACTGGCTCAACTATATCTTGGTCTCATTCAAGTACAGGAAGTTATGAGGCAACAATTTCAGGCTTGGAACTAGAAGAAGACAAGGCGTGGTTCACAGCATCAGGTGGTGGGGAAGATACTGTTCAAAACATTTCTTGGGGTTCTGAAAACTCATTGACCTTAGATAACTATGACATAAGAAATGACCAAAAAAATAACGGACTAAACGAAGTTTACGTTGAAATAAGAAATTACAACTAAAACCGATAAAAATGAAACAATGTTCATTTTTATTGTTATACTAATATAAAAACCTTTAATTTATGAAAGCTACAGAAATTTTAGAGAAACTACAGAATGTTTTTCTATCTGCTGAAGCAGAAGTATCTGAGGCTCCTGTAGAGGAAGTCAAAGAGGAGTTATCTTCTGAAGAAGTAGTAGAGAACGTTGAGTTAGAAGCTCAAGAAGAAGTTAGCGAAGAAGTAGTAGAAGAAACTACTGAGCTAGCTGAAGAAGAAGAAGAGGTTGTAGAAGAAGAAGTGGTAGAAGAAGAAGCTGCTGCTCCTGAATACGCAACTAAGCAAGACTTATCTGACATGAAAAAAGAGTTCATGGAAGTAATTGAAAGTCTTATGAAAAAAGAAGAAGAGTATAAAAAAGAAGTACCAGCAGAATTAAGTTCTGATTTATCAGAAGATGCTGAGGAAATTTCTCACTCTCCTGAGTCTGGCGTTGAAAGCAAAGCTAGATTTGTTATTGGTGGAAACAGACCAATGACTACTAAAGACAGAGTGTTTAATAAAATGTTTAATAATTAATTATTCTAAATAAAAATGGCAACAACAACATCTATTACTACAACTTATGCTGGTGAGAAATTGCAAGGCTTTATCTCTGCTGCATTATTATCTGCTAACACTATTGAAAATGGTGGTGTTACAGTAAAACCAAACGTCAAGTTTAAAGCCGTAATCAAGTCTCTCGCAACAGGAACTTTGATTGCTGATGACACTTGCGACTTTACTGACAGTTCTTCTGTAACTCTCGCTGAGAGAATCTTACAGCCAGAGACTTTTCAGGTTAACTTGCAACTATGTAAGGACGATTTTCGTTCTGACTGGGATGCTATCTCTATGGGCTATTCTGCATTTGACAGCTTGCCTCCATCTTTCGCTGATTACTTAGTAGGCCACGTTGCTGCTAAAGTAGCTGAGGAAATGGAAACTACTATCTGGATGGGAACTAACGCTACTGCTGGTGAGTTTGACGGATTTACTACTTTATTTGCTGCTGATTCAGACGTTATTGACGTAACTGGAACTTCAGTTGATTCTTCTAATGTAATTGCTGAAATGGGCAAAGTAGTTGATGCTATCCCTTCTGCTATCTACGGAAAAGAAGACCTTAAATTATACGTTTCTAAAAACGTAATGAA